ATGCTTTTGCATAATTGTTCTTACCCCAATCCTCACCCATAGAGTGACGTGGTAAAGCATTTTGATCAAACATTATTACTGTTCCTAATTCATCTATTAGAATGTCAGCAATCTGGTTATTAACCATATTATATCCAACTTGATATGCTTTCATCAAATCTACTAAAGATGTAGATCTTGTATTTCTATCAGAAAACACTCTTCCTTCTACAGGTAGTTTACAACCATATAAAGAGTTATCTCCCTTAAACTGAAAAGGTAATCTGCCAGGTTTAGTTCTATTAATTCCTATGTATATAGGATTAATGTTATCACCCATAGTTGATTGCCACATTGCTGGTAAGTTAGGACCAATCTTTACACCACCCCAAACTTCATTAATCCATATCCAGTCTATATGTTCACCTTGTAATAAGTTTTCTTTTGTTTTATGTTTAAATATAGAAGTATCATATATGGGCTTTTTTGTAACCTTAAATGTCTCATCTATAATCTCTTGCGTAACTTCTCCATCATCTTCAATTTTTGTAAGATGACCTACTTTCCTTTGAGTTTTCCAATATATAGTTGCAACTCTCATCAAGTTACCTTCACCCCACATTGAAACATCTTCATTTTCATTTAATATCTCACTAAGTATATCTCCACCTGCTTCTGGATTATTCCAATAGTTAGATGTAAACTGTCTATAGGCTAATCCTGGTGCATTAGTATTCCACTCATGTGATCTTGTTGCATCATAGTAAGCCCCATCATTCTGGTAACCACTAACTTGATATTGTGCTGATCTTGCTGGATAGATCTTTTGTAAGGATTCAAGTTGTTTACTATCCATTAGATATCCGTATCTGTCTACTACATCTGAGACAGTCATTAGATCTACTTTACCTGCATAGTTTGAATCTGCTATATATCTTTGGTCTGGAGATTTTTGATAGAAAGTTAATACTGGATTCCATAGCTCTACATCATAGTCATCTTCAAGCATTCTAAAATGCCAAAATTCTCTATCTGCAATAAGCATATCTTGAAATCCTCTTTCTTCAAGTTCTTGCATTTTAAATCTTTCTTCATCTACTGCAAGTTGGTGGGATGCCCACTCTTCTACCATGCTTCTATAAGACTTACTAAAAAAGTCTTCTATTTCTGGTAATGATTTTAATGCCTCTGGAGATAATTGCTCTTGTGATTCTTTTGAACCAGGATCTGCACCCATCTCAATCATTCTACGTACTAGGTTTGCTTCAGCATCAGCTAATAAAGATTCTTCTATTTGAATTTTCTTTTGCTCAAGCATTTCATTGTATGATGCATCATCTACAGCTCTAAATTGAACCTTAGAATATCTTTTAGCAAATTCTCCTGTAAGTACATTTATAACATTTGGTACAATTGGATAAAACTTTAGCTCTAGTGCAGAATCATTTTCTGCTGTAAGGGTATCCATAAGATCTTTATATTCATTGTCTGGTTCAACAATGTAATCAGTCTTATCAATAATACCTTTAGCAAGTTTATAATTTTTAAGTAGTCTTCTAGAATTAACACGCAAAAACTCAATACCCTGGAGCTCTAACCAATCTAAATTCCATGCAGCCCAATCATCTGTTTTTTCTTTATATGGTAAGAACTGAACCGGTTGGGTTAAGCTAGAGAATGTAGGCCCGCCTTCAGCTTTTGCCCCATTCTTCATTTGCATTGCGTTTAATACTCTCATACCTGTTTAGTCTATTTAATATTCTTGAATCCGGATCTCCTAACTTTAGAACTTCCCAATGTCTTATTGCGGCCTATATTTCTAAAAGGACCACTATACTTTAATTTACTCAATTTTTCTGAATTATCCAAAGAATTACCTTCTGATTCACGTCTTTTTGTATAACCTCTATTTGATTGTTGAATTTTTACAAATGCAATTAATGCACCAAAAGTAACAAGTCTATCTACGTTTAAACCAGGATAATATGCTGCCATCTCTTTAAGTAACATTCCATCTGGAACTCTTTCTATACCTAAAGTTTGTTTCATTACATTACCATTTTCATCAAGCTCTTCATCAATTACTTCTCTTAAAAATTCTATTGCGTAGGATATTAAATGGTTTTTAAATAATGTACCTGTGTTCTTCCATCCATATTCTTGATATACTGTTCTATTAGAACCTAGATCTTTTAAGAAAAGAATTTGTTGTTTTGGTACAAGGTATCTTTGTTTTTTTCTAGCAATCATATGTTGAATAAATAATGATATATTATTTTCAACAATTGTCCATGCATTATACCACTCAATGATCATCTCTAATCTTTCATGAGTTTTATTTATATCATCAAAACGTCCACACCATGCTGCTACAATTTTATCTTTTTCAATAAACTGTTCTACTTCACCTGACGCAGTTGTTCTTGTTACTTCTGTTGCATTTTTATAAATATAAATACTACATAAAGAATCTGATGTAGTTGTTTTACCTTCTGACACAGGATCAATAGATCCATAGTATGCACCAAAGGCTGGGCTTTTTACTGGTCTTTCCCAAACAACAATAGATCCTGTTTTATCAACTTCCTTTTTATTTACTGGAAATGAAGATATGGGAAGTTTTTTTGTGCGTTTTGCAACTATACCTGTTTGATCTCTGTCTAATTCTATAAGCTCATATGGGTATTCTTTTTCCTCTACTCTTTTTTGTTGTCTGCTTAAAATTCCTTGTGGGAATACTGACTCTTTTCTATATGCAAATGCCTCAGCAATATTTAGAGGTTTCTGAGATATTCTTAACTGGTATTGTTCTCCACTTAATTCATTTCTCCACCTACCTCTTTCTATATCTATAGCTTCTATGGCTTCTTTAACTTGAGAGTTGCCATAATCATCTATATAAGGGGGCATAGACCACTGTTCTGGAATAAATAACCCTGCCATACCAATTGTACCATCAGCATCCATAAGATCCGTCTGTACTGCATAAATATCATTAGCACCTGGATTTAAAATCATATCCTTTAACGGACCACATTGTTCTAAATCACCCACTGAACCAGCAGCAATAAATTGACCTGTAGTCATCATACCAGATGACATAGCTGGACGCAAGTACTCATAAGTCTGCATCATGTTTTTTGCAATTCCTGCTTCCTCATGAAAGAAATATGTACATGGACCCCCTACCCCTGTGGTAGCATTCTTTTCAAATGAAGCACCTTGTATCTTTGATTTAAGACCTCTTGATGTTTTTCTGTTGTTTATTTTGACTTCAATTTGCTGTTGCCATAACAATACCTTTTCTGGATTACTGGGTCTATACCATGCAGTATGTTCATTGAGGAATGTTTTATATTCCTCTAAAAACTTCCATGATCCTTTATCATTAATATAATCTTTTAATGATGCACCAATTTTACATATGGATCCTTCCTCAAACCAATATTGATTAATGATTTTACCCATGTGAAAATAAGAAGATGCAATCTGACGTTTTTTAAGTATAGCTACATGCTGATTATTTAACTCAGCTATTACTTCATACAAAGCCATATGATACTGAGCATCTCTTACTTTAGCAAACCCATAATGTTTTTCTTCCTTATCAAAGATAGGAAGGAAGTTGAGCCACATATAATAATCTCTAGTTAGGTACCAATGTTTGTCCCCATCTTTATAAATTACACCTGCTCTACATTTGTTTTTTTGATCTTCCCAGTATGCTATAAAATCTTTAGACCTAAACGGAGCATTACAATAAAAACCTTCTTTATTAAATATCCGTGCTTGCTCATTAAACTTAAGTGCAAGTTTATTAAACTCATATTTTCCAGGCTCTTTAAATATGGATTCTAGGTATTCTCTAAACTCTACATCTGATTTAAATTCAGTTGTTGTCCATAAACCTTTATCATATGTTGGTATGATTCTACTCATATCTTATGATAGCATATACATCTCCTACTTGCAATAATAAATGTTCTTCACCATGATGTTGCATTGGTGTAGGCATTGCATGATCTGCATATTGTACCACATCCCCTATTTGAATTTCTGTTACTTCATCCCCACGTCCTACAACCAAACCTTGAAATGTTTGTTTACGGGCCATTTCAGGTAATATAATTCCAGAAGCTGTTTTAGACTCTGCTTTTATTTCCTTTATGAGTAACTTCATCCCTACTGGTACTACTACTTGATTTTTCATTCTTTTTATTTGTTGATTTATTATTAAATTCTAGTTCATCCCAATAACAAAAATGCCATTCTATTTTTTTATTCATTTACATTTGATCATAAGATAATCCAGCACCACCACGCACTGAACTTTCTTGTTCTTGTTGCATATCAGTAAATGCACCTTTATATGATTGTCTGATTTGCTCAAACTTTGCAGCTGCGTTAATCATTGAATTCATATTACCATCTCTACCATGTTCAATAGGGGTTACCTCCATATACCTTGCTAATCTATCTAACATAGCTTTAATACCCACGTAGGCCCTATAGGTAGGTGTTTCATACATTTGTTTACACATATCTATTGCATATCTTATCTTACCATCTTCTGGAGATTCTTCTAAACCAATTTCTTCTATAATAATATCTTCTTTCTCATGTTCTGGAAGATTAAAGAAGGGATTTAAATCTGGGTTAGGACAAGTCATGTAAAATAGGTATTGATATACCTGCATGTGTGTGTCAGGATATGTATCCATTATTTTTTTTAAAAATGGTAAAGCATAACAGTGTTCTGTTAATACTACCTTGCTGTTTTGTATGTCAAATAATCTTATTACCATATCTTATATACAATTACATCCATCCTCATATAAATCATCTTTATTTATTGTCAGCATTAGTGTTCTTAAATAAGCAGCAGACTGAGTTACAACAAAAGGTGTTATTATATTCCTTAAATAAAGCATTCTCCTATCAGGAAACTTATTTTCTGGTGTTCCTATATATAATTCCGCTACTGCAATTATATCATTTCTATTAATGAAAAAAGGTTTAGTTTTATTATAATCAGTATTTGTGGTTGATTGATAATTATTACTCTCATCTCCAGGTGTAATTATTGTAGTGGGAAATGATTGAGTTAACTCTACATAATTATTATCATATAATGGTATTTTTCTTGCCATGATTTTTTATTTTTTATTTTCTTTTAACCACATCATAATAGAGTTTACTTCATCTTTTAAATATGGTAATTCATAGATTTTAATTTTCTCTAATACTGGCTCTCCATTTACATGTTCATTAATAGGATAGCCATTTGTATCTTCACCCACTTGTTTAAACTTTACATGTTGAATTGTTAGTTTTCCAATTTTAAGTTGAGGGTTGTGCTTTTTAATAATATACGCATAAATACTGAGTTGAAGGTTATAATGGTTTAAATTACAATCATCTAAATGATTAACGGGCTTATACATTTTATTAGTAATGCCCTCCCAATTTGTAAATCCTTTATCTTTTATTTCTTTATTTGTTTTGTAATCATTAATGTTAATATATCCATTTACAACTTCAACAACATCAGCTTGTCCGCATAAACCTACTGATTTTAAGTATACTAAGTGTTCAGGATATAATCCATCTTTTAATTTTTGAACTGGTGCAAATTTAATACCTTCATCATTAATGATTGGTTTTATAATTGGCACTTCTACTCCATGACGGCCTATAGTATCTAGTTCCATCATATCTGCTTCTCTTTGATCATGATAAAAGTTACCTAACTTAATAGCTCTTGCTGTCTCACCATCCCATGCAGCTAGAATTTCTTTTGGTGTCATACCATACCACTTGGACCTTTTATTTTTAGCTGATTTCTTAGCTTGACCATCTCTATCAAACTTAGGTTTAAACTTAGCAATAAATGAAGTTACACTTAGCCAGTTTATTTTTTCATCATCCGTACTTTCATACACATGACCTTCTTCTACAAATTTTAGTCCCATGGTTTTATTTTTATGTTGTTGTTGTTGTATAATCAAACGCAGGAATTGAAAAAGTATTTACTATTGTAGTAGCCTTTTCAGTTAATAAAGTAACTGCTTCTTCTGCAGTTATTTGTTCTTCAGCTAACAATTCTCCTACTATTTGTTCTTTAGTTAATTTTTCCATTTTCAATTTGTTTGGTTATTATTTCTTCTTCTTCTTCTGTTGTATAGGCATCCCAGTATCCCTTTGGGCACTCTGAGGATAGTGACCTAACCTTAAATGCTAAACTACAACCACAGTCACTACAGCATGGCTGTGTGCCTGGTGCAATACATTTATCTCCTCCAGCATCAAACAAAGAACAAGCAATACATTTTTGAAATCTATCAGTAGCAACTGCTTCAATATGTTCCTTTTTAAAAATACTATTCTTAATTCCTTCTGCAATTTTATCAGCATTTTTAAATACATCAAGATACTTACTCCATTTACCTTTCATTCTTAAATCTTTTTTTCTTAATTATATCTTGTTCTAGCTGTGTCATTGCTTTTTCCATTTGTATGATATTATTTTGAATATCTTCACTTTTAGCAAAACCATTATAAGTTCTTTTAGCAATGTTTCCTAAAAGACTTTTATTTTTTAGTATTGCTTTATCTAATTTATTTTTTCTTAGATAAAATGTACCTAATCCGTCTATATTTATTCTAGGATAAGCTAAAGTTGATAATTTCTTTCTAACCTTTGCATAATAGAATGAAATAAAATCATCAACTACTGAAGGGTGAACACCAACTTCATCAGCAATATCCTTTTTAAACTCTCTATGACTCTTCGGATTCACGTCCTAATATTTTATAATCTAATAATACTAGCCCATTAGATTGAACATTAATATCTGGATTTAAAGAAATAGTTTTTTTGTTATGTCCTTTTTTAAGTAGTAAGTTTTTTTTCTCAGCTTTTGTTATTGCATTTCTAGCTGACTGAGAACTTTTAAATATACCTCTACCTACTGCATCTAAACAAAACTTTGTTAATTCTATTTCTTGAACCTTAGCTAATTCAGTTAAAAACTTTAAGTCAGAATTACTTATTAATATATCATTAAAGAAACAATATGTAACTATCTGATACTTTATTGAAACATTAATATCTACTTGATGTTTTAAATCTACTTTATTTACTATAGCCATAATTATAAACTCATTATCATATCAACAAAGTCAGGGTGTGGATAGCAATCCATTTTACCCTTACGTACATTGGTATGTGTTAATAAACCTTTTATTTTACCATAGAATGCATCAGATTGAAATTCAAAACCTTTATAAGGACCGTATTTTTTAATAAACTGCTGTAATCCAATTCTAACATCTATTTCATCTCTTTCAGCTACATATTTGATCCACTTTTCAGTTTCTCTAATTTGTGCATCTGAATATGAATGCCAGTATAATTTACCTTTAAATGGTTCTTCAAGTTCTGTTACTTGTTCAGGTATACATTTAGATCCAACATAAGTTAAGTAATTTTTATCTAGATAACCCATATTACATATTTCTAAACCTACTGAATGACGGTTCATAAAACCAGAACCAGTCTTACCTAAGTGCCACCCCTGACAACCTTCTGGAAATGCTTGTACCATTACACCATCAAACTCATCATCCCCATTCCTATGATTAATACCACCTAAAACAAACTCAGTAGCTATACGCCCTCTGCTATCTCTACCCCAATGATCAATACATCTATATGGATTAGGATTACCTGCTGTATGATGTAAGAATATGTAATCATTTTTTACAGGTCCTTTTAAGTATTCACCTTTAGGTAAATAATGCCTATGAATAACCTGATCATAATCTGTTTTAAAGTATTGGGTTGATACATCAGTATCTTCAGTTATTCCATCAGGAACATTATGTTCCATGTTTAGAAGTAATACCCATGTGTCAGAATCAACAACACCAGTGACCATTAATTCTTTATCTAATTGGAATCTTTCTACAGCTTTTTCTGTCAAAGGTCCAAAGACCCCATCTACGGTAAGCCCTAATGCTGTCTGTAGTGTTTTAACATCAGAACCCCTGCTACCTTTCTTAAGCTGTTTCACCTTGCATAGCTTTTACCATTGCTTCTTGAAATGCTTTGCCTTCTTCAGTGTTAGGATCAGGTTGACCTTCACCTTTTTGACTAGCATACTGCTGTGCCATAAACATCTGAGCTTGCATACGCTCTGCTCTAGATTTTTCAATAGCTGCTAATAAGCCTTCATAGTCTGCTTGAATTTCTAAATGAGGTATGTTTTCTTTGTAGAATGCAGTGATCTCTTCTCTACGTGCTGCCATTTCTTCTTTTGACATTTCTGGATTAGTATCCTGAAGATTTGGGTTGGTTTTTGAATTTGACATTTTTACGTTTTTAAAAGTTTATAAAAACAAATGTACTAAAAATAGTTTAAATAAAAAAAGTTTACATACTTATTTTAGAAACCGTATTACGTCTCAATACGTCTATTAACATTTTAGCTTCCGAGTATTGCCATATTTTAATTGTATATGACGGATCTTGAATATACCATCCACCATCTTCTTCAGCTTCATCATTACCTCCAGAGTGAAATAGGATATCACCAAACTCAATACTAAAATAATAATATCCTTCTGGCCAATCATCATCTTCATGGTGACCCATCTTAGTAAATCCTAACTCTCTTAAATTTGCTGCTGTCATATCTTACCATTTAACCTTGTCTGCCCAATAAGCAGCAGACATTTTACCTTTCTTAATGTTTTTGCCGTGTCTAGCTTTAAAAGACTTACGCTTTGCTTTCATTTTAGCTGACTCACCTGCTTTTGGTTTACCTGCTGTACTTGCGCCTTGTTGTCCAAAACGAATAGTCTTAACCTTATCTCCTACTTTAGCTACAACTACGTGAGACTTCTTTGGGTGTCCTGGTGTACGCTTAGGCTTATTAAAACCTGATACGCCTGCTCTTGTTAATCTGCTGTCTTTTGCCATTACCTTTTTTTACCTTTGTGCAAACCGTGGCTTGCGAATTGTTTACCACTTTTAGTAGCTGCTCTTTTCTTTTTATTAGCTGCAGCTAGTTTAGCTTTACCTTTTTTAGTACTCTTTAACTTGGCAATAGTTTTCTTTGGAGCATAAACTTCACCTGTCTCAGAACTTTTCTTTCCTGATGCAGTTGTCCATTTTTGCTTAGTCCACCTAGTAAGACTTTTTTGTTGTTTAGTCTTTGCCATTACTTTTATGTTTACATTGAGTCTGCTCAAGTCTAATAAGATCTTTTTCTAAATCTACAATTTTATCTTCACACTCATTTATCAATCTTATCTTCTTTTCCAGTCTAGATTCTATAACTTCTATATCATCCGATAACTGTGCTATCTGGCTGTATGCTATACCCATTGTGAATATAATACCTATAATCCAGATTATATTACCAATATTTAGGGTTAGATCTTTCATTATTTCTTTGTTTTATATCCGCCACCGTTAGCTTTATAACGTTTAGCAAGCATTTGAGCTTTACGTGCAGACCACTGACCAGGAGCCCCACCTTTGCCACCAGCCTTGATAGAGTTAAATAATCTTTTACGCATTCCCGGTTTAGTGTAGTTACCACTACTATTTACGGTACTTTTTTTCTTTGTTGCCATTATGCTTCAAATGTTTCTGGATATGCATTATTCATTATATCCCTTAGTTTTGCACACTTCTCATAATCTTCTTCTTCTATGAAATATGCTATCATGTTTTTAAACTCTTCTTCCTTCGGTCCATTATCTGGATCATAAGCCATCACTAATTCTCTTCCCTCACTAAATTGACTTGCCATCAATTCATCAAACGTGATCTCACCAGTCAATAACATCCAGGCATTGTTGTAAGCAGTGTCAAGTATAATTGCGTCCATCTGCATCTGCTCCACCTCATTTAAACCGCCTCCCTTGTCTTCATTATTGTCATCCCAGTTTGCCATAGTATTTTATTTAGTGTGAAACCCTTCTATAAGAACAATATACTAAATTTCTAAATCCTATAAAAATTTTTAAGTAAGAACATACCCCCGCCTACTGTTAAATTGTCCTCCTGGCCCCCACAAAAGTTATGTGTTTGGCGTGCTTAAGAGGTATTACTGTTCTGCTCCCCAACTAAATTTTGCAGTCAGGGTACCCCCTATCATTACATAGGGACTCAAACTGCATATGCTAACTGCATAATTGTTGTACTTTAAAAATAAAGAGTATGACATCTATGCATTGCATTCGGAGTAGTATAGTACTACTTTGTCTACGTCAGTATCTACTGAATATCAATACATCATTGACTTGTTTGTATTCATCAGTATGCTATACATAGGTAGGCAAGCTCAGTACTGTATAAGGCATTTTTCAATGCCTCTGCTCCCAAACTATTATTAGCGGGATAAGCCGTTTAACCTTTTCAGCAATAGCCTTATCACTATTGTAAATAAATAATTACTAAATAAATTTTATTATGATTAACAAAGTAACAGTACGCAAGCATGAAGACGGGAACTACGTTCAAAAAACTAAAAACAATGACATAGGCTACGTCATCTATGAATCACAAGAAATGGTTTATAATGGTAGCTGGTTGGATAAAAAGACTTTGTCTGCCTTAATTTTGGCTCCAATGGAATTGCTTAACAGTATGGACCATAGTAAACCATTATCAGGTAAGATAGTGGTGCGTGAGCAACTTGAGCCTATTAATGCTCAGGACCTGAACTTCAAACTGAAGTATGCCGGTGATACAGGGATTGTATGTATGCATGGAGATTCTCCTATCTACAGAACCACGGAGTATACACCTGACTTAAATGCTCAGTCTGTACTTATCAAGCACACCAATGGTGCTGAGATAAGAAACGCTAACTCTTCCACGGAAGCAGTTGAGAGCTTGGAAGCTTTCAAGCAGGAATCTGTAGAAGCGTAATCCTAACATAGTAGCTTGTGGGTAGGCGTGCTTTCCAGCACGTCTGCTCCCAAACTATGTTTAGCACTTAATAAGCTGTAACTGTATGAATAGTACGGAACGTTACCAAAAAACAACCATAGTTACCAACTATTGTTACATAAAGACCTAAACAGTCTAATTAAGTTATAAATACTGTGGTAATTTTATTTTATTTGGGTGTGTCTCTCTCAATGGGAGGTCATATACCCACAAAATACCACCTTTTACCACTCTTGTAACTATCACTGTTACTAATAATATAAATATAGCTAACGCTACTACAAGAGTAACTATTACACACAACAATATAACAAGGGTAGTCTTTGTCTCTTCCTCTATAGGATAATAGACATATTACCCGTAATCTCAATAATCCTTAAATACTAAATCATTATGCAAATCAAATCAGAAACCAAGTTACCAAACACTGTAATAACTATAAGATTAAATACAGCAAAAGAAATGTATGACTTCAGTGAAATTACACATGAACATACAGAGTATGATACTGATTGGAGTGAATTACTCTATTCATTAAGTGAGTACAAAGGTATTGATTCACATGTATACCTTCAGTATCCATCAGAACAACAACCTAAGAATGGGGATGTAGTTTGCACTATAACTTTGTATTGTAAAGATTATGAGAAACTAGATTATCTTGAGGCAGAGATAACTAAATGTATATCAACTGCATTAACAGTTACTTGGCCTTGGGAAAGGAATAACTAAATAATAACTAATAATCCTACCGTATGGATGGAGGTGAATAACGGAGTGAATATCTCTATTAGTTATATCTTTTTAACCCGTGGCAACGGGAGTGCTGGGTGTCACTATGTACACCAAGAGGAGTAGTTTGTCAGCTTAACCTCGTACTCTTTAGGCAATAATGCTGTAAGGTTTGACAACTGGAAATGGAGTATTTGACTTGTCTGTGGAATATGTAACAGTCACCGTCAACCGGGTAAACGGTCGTTAAGAGGTAACCAAGCTCTTTATTTTTAACCAATACTAAATCGTTATGAGAAATACTAAAACTATGTTACTGAGTATATCCGTGTATATTATCACAGTACTCTTATTCAACACAATCGTATGGTATCTAGAAGATACTTGGACATTTAAACAATGCTTTGCTCATGGTGCAACCATAGGCTTCTCACTTATATTTGCATGGGTACCTGCAACTATAGTAGCAAGAGATTATTATACTCGTATTTAATACACTGATTGATGACACTAGAGATCAGTATAAATGTATGTGTCAAAGAGCTAATCCATAACCAGTGGGAATGAGTCAACAATACCAATAAGACTACAGGTTATGGCATTAGTTAATTAATAGATAAATCCAATTTAAAATGAAAAAGAAATTCTGTTACCTTATGCTATTCCTCTTTATAGGAGGACCAATACTTCAATCTTGTGGATCATCTCGTGGATGTAAAAACATGAGAAAATACCGTAAGAAAAGAAGTAAAACTTCATATGCATATCAAAATGCATTAATCATTAATCAATTAAACACTAAACTATCATGAAATATTTATTCAAGTACCTCGTTAAACTAATCTTTGTAGCTGTTATACCTATCGTTATGACAGTGATACTAGTCAATCTATTCTTTACAATGGATTGGTCACCTACTATGATTGCAATTGTTGCTATCGTAACTATACTTACTTATGTCAATGCAATGTTTTACTCTATACATATGAATAAAACATACTTATTACCCAGAATGAGGATAAGTACAAGACCTGGTATTGGTCTTGACATAGAGAAAGTACTACGTCATTGGGAATTAAGACTCCCTTTATTAACCGTAATCTTTCAAAGAAGAAAATAAAAAGGCTCATATATGGACCACTAACAACACCAGTAATTATATACTATAATAACACTAGGTGTTAAGGCTGTGTCCTTAATCAAATCATAGACTATCACTGTTACATTTCATACTTGTTTGCAGTGTGGTCTATGATTACAATATAAAATCAATGGCAAAACAATATAACGTACAAGGAGAGATACTTGAGGGTATCTTAGAAAACATATTTGATAAGCGTGCTGTAAGACAGGAAAAGAACTTATCCTCTATAAAAGATATAATACACAGAGAGCTATCAGAAGCTGCTTTAGAATCTATTGTTCATCTGATGTTAACTGATAAAACCTTTATACCTACTAAGATTGGTGATTATGTAAAAATGATAGCACCAAAGTACCATGAAGGTAGTGAGTTTGAAATAGATGTTCTAGAAGACATGGGTCTCTTGGGTAAAGGAGATAAGCATAGTGAATATTATGTATATGCACGTGTTATAGATGACACAGCTTGGGGCAGTGATCCATATAATCCGTTTCATAGTCACATAAAAGTTAACTTGATGTATCATGATGAGAACAAAACACTAAAACATTATGAAGCTCAAGTAAGTCCTTTGCATGCAACATATATAAACAAAAGATTTATACCTTTCCTTAAAGAAGAATATCAAACTGAATTAAAATTAGAAGAAAATGGCTAAGATATCAATGGAGTTATTACACACAGAACGAAATTTATGGGGTGAGATGGATGAATCTCTTAAAAAAGCTGGAGGGAAGAATACTCCTTTTGGTAAGTATATGCAAGACAAATATGCTTTTAGAGAGAAAGATCTAGAGAATGAGCCTGATACCAATAGGGCCATGCTGATCATACTTAAAAATCACGTTGAAGAAATCAGATAGATTTGGTATAGTTAAACATACAGTCTGTACAGATCCAGAATTGTCTATTCAAGCTAAAGGTTTATACAGTATTTTATGCTGCTATGCTAATAAGAATAGAATTTGCTGGCCATCTATTAGTACGCTAGCAGATGACTGTGGCTCAAGTCAAACATCAGTCAAAAGATGGATAAAAGAGCTAAAATTACATAAATACATAAAAAGAGTAGGTCATAAACTAACAATATTATAGTGCGTTAGCTATATTTATGCTTTTTATTTTTGAGTTAAGACTAATTACATTCTATATTTCTGACACAGGTTAAGTTATATTATTATCTTTGAAAAACATTTAATAAGATAATGATAATACAACTTCCTAATGGCCGCATAATAGAATGTTCTCTAGAACAGTACCTTTCTCTCTCAGATGAAGAGTACAATGATCTAAATGGCCTTAGCTCTGCATATACAAAGGAAGTGGTTGATCCATGGTATAATAAGTTTGCAAAAAACACTGGTAAAGCTGAATCAGATGACTCAATAGAAGATTTTGATGAGTATGAACCAGCACTAGATGAGATTGAAGCTTATGAAAAACTGGAAGACCCGTATTTTCACTCTGATGATAGTTAATCATCACACACAATTATTTTATTAATCATTTAAATTTTATTAAAAATGCAAAATCAAGTAGAAGTCCTAGCGGATGACATGGGTAATGTTGTACGCTTAAGTAAAAACAATCCAGAGTATTCACACATTAGATTAGGATACAAAAGTGTATCAATTGGTAAAGGCGGTTGGCTAAGAGAAAGAAATCTTACCACTCTTATCATGGGTACTACAGAGAATCTAACCTCTTATGCTAAAAATTTAGGTAAAACATTACCTGGTAAAATTATAGCAATAGAGTCTTTAGAGCCTTTTAACAACTCAAATCCAGATAGAGACCTGAAATATGCAGGAGACACTGGTATTATTTGCTGTCAAGACGGACAACCTATTTATAGGAAAACAGAATATACTTATGACGTAGAAGCACAAGATATTTTGGTTGAGCACACTAATGGTGATGCTATCCGTGCAGCTAATGATAGCTCTTTTGAATTAGATAAGTCTAAAATCAAAAAAGCAACAACTGCTGAAGCTTTCGGTTTAAAACAAGATGATGGTACACCACCATTAGATGATGTTGAAGACATAGATGTTGTTGAAGAAGAAGTAGTTGCTGAAACAGAAGAAGAAATAGTTGAAGAGGAAGAAACTTTTGAACTATAATTAAACAGTTATAAGGCTGGGGTGTAAAAACCTCAGCCTATATAACATATCTCTTACTAAATTCATAACTAAAAAATCAAACAAGTATGCTATCTAATGAACAAATATCAAAACTAAAACTCAATGAAAAACAAGATCTACTAAGTAAACGTATTGAGCGTTATCAATACTTAGGACTATTGGATGAATATCAATTGCATCCTCCTTCAATTATTAACTCTTTTGAGTATAATAAACTTAATCCATATCAACATTTTTTGTTTAAACGTGTATTACATGGTCTTAATGTTTATAAACCTGAAGAAGTTACTAAACTACACTGGGATAAGAAGAGACGCATTTCAAAAGTTTGGAAGCGTGGGCAAAGAGAAATCAATGCTTGGAAACAAACTCTTTGTAATAAAAGAATTAATGCTTATCTTAGGAAAACATTTCCACATAGCCCTTTAGCTTTATTTATAGCTGATATTCCAGCTGAGGAAACGTTAGATGATTACAAGAACACTATGACATTCAAAGACTTAGGTATATCTTATGAAGATATTATACTTAAGTTCATGTCAGTAGGTTTGTTACCTAATAACTTTTTTACCATTAAACCAAATGAGAATTAAGAAAGTCTCAAGTAAAATGTCTAAACTAAATACTGCTTATAGCAAATTGCGTAGGCAGTATTTAACAGACAAACCAGTATGTCATGCAAAGATCCATAAGTGTTCTGTGCAAGCTACTGATGTCCATCATAAGCATGGCCGTGGTATTTATCACTTAGATACATCTACATGGTTACCAGTTTGCAGAAACTGTCACATGTGGATAGAAGAACACCCAGAAGAATCTTATGAATTAGGATTTTCAGGCTCTAGAACATAATTTTATGGTCCTATAGCTCAACTGGATAGAGCAACAGCCTTCTAAGCTGTAGGTTCTAGGTTCAAATCCTAGTGGGATCACCAGGCCGGATGATGGAATTGGTAGACATGACAGACTTAAAATCTGTTGAACTGGATAGTTCGTGTGGGTTCAAGTCCCACTCCGGCTACCAGGACTCTTAGCTCAGTTGGTCAGAGCAGCTCACTCATAATGAGAAGGTCACAGGTTCAAGTCCTGTAGGGTCCACCTTTAA